AAGTGCATTCCAAAACAATAGAAATAGTCACATCTCCGGAGTCGAGAGTAGTAGATAGATCCCCTCCAAGGAACATTGAATCAACCGCTATGAGGTATCCTTTGGCCCAGTCTTGTGGACCCACGTCGAAATCCTGATTGTAATACAATCCAGTTTTACCTTGAATTGAACCACTCGACACTAGAGATTTATCAGTAGCGAAGATGATGGCATCTTGGTCTTGAGTGGTCAATTGCCAACTAATCTTGAAATCGGCCGCATCTAAGATCGGTGCAGAAGGTAAATTCGCATCGAGAACTTGGACCGAGACATTGTGAATTCTGAGTAACGTGCTCTTGCTCACTCCCAGATTCACGAATGAACCTAGGTCAATTTCGGATTTCACATAAGTCGTTGTCTCGGTCGTTACTCCTGCTCTAATGAAGAACGCGTCACTCTTTGCCATGTTCTGTCGTCTGATTTCCGGTTTATGAACATTTCATGGGTGCCTGGCGCCCCTGGTTTTACCTGATTGTGGTAATTCGTTTCCCTATCTAGCCGTTAATCTTGATGTCTTATCACCGGATGCGTGCCTAGCCCAACCCACGGGCTAGGGGGCAACGCCCGTCCGCGCATCGTAGCGGAATGGGGGTTCGCCTAAGAAGAAGTACGCTATATCTGGGTCAGGAAGCCTACATATAATATACGATAGGCGATTTCCCAGAATCAATGCGGACGCAGACGGAGATAAACAGAGCATCAATAGAGAGGCATTTGAAGGATGCCTGGACGGTGGCGATCCATACCTATGGATCAGAGGCCCCAATAGTGAAAGCAATCGAACAGGCGATGGGGGAAAGCGAATGAAATGTGTGACCGAGTTCTGCGATAATAAAGCGATGTGGCCTCCCTACGATATATGCGAGTTATGTTCCTACGCAATCATGCGAGGTGATTGAATGAATTCCTTTAGGTGCATTGAGTGTAATTACCTCGTTGTCTATGAATCGCGTTATTCGTGCTTCTGTGATGTTTGTTCGACTACCATTTTTGGGGGTGAGTGAATGAAGCATCTCATCAGCGCAACCCTCAGCATCGAGGCCGGACAAGTCTGGGAACAGTGGCCGAGAGGCCAGAGATCGAGGATGTTGAGTGAGTTGCTCGCCAATGGTGGGGAGTTGGTGCTACGCCAACAAGCGAACGTGTTGATGATTGGGCACCTCCGAGGTAATATCGCCACTCATCGTCGACGAATTCGTGATTTTATAGCCTCTACACCCCCTATTGATGAGGCATATTCCAAAATGTTGATTGATATTATCCATGAAATGAACGAAGATTTAGATGGTTCAATCCATCATGATCCGGTTCAGACATCCTGAGCGGAGTTACGAACCATCGTCAAGGCACCCATCCAGTCGGTCGTGTCGTACTTCTCCATTATAATGAGGTAATTTAAATCTGTATTGTCTCCAGTCGCGGCATTACTCCCAACGATGAACAAATCCTCGACGATGAAGTTGTCTGGGTCCACAACTTGTATGCCATCCTCGGGAGCAGCACGACCGCCGCGAGTCCCACACCACGCAATTTGACGCTGATCGCTCCAATCCCAGTTTGCAAAATCCGCAGCAACGGCTTCAGTTGCTAACATTCCAGCAACATCCGCAGCCGTATCAGTAGCAGCAACGGGAGCCAGAACAAAACTAACCACTCGATACCCTGTGTCAAATCGGCCATCAAACAATGTGATTTCTTTGACCTCGCGATGCGCTATTCTCCCCCGCGCTGTATATTCACCTATTTTCTTCATTTCATCGCCTTCTTTGTTTCACGGTGAGCCCGCTTCATGATTGTGGATGCCGCAGTCCTTGGGTGCTTCGCTTTCAGAGCCCGCAGCTTCTTTCCGAAGACTCGTTGATATTCCCCCACTTTTCTCTTCGCTTTCTTGACTACTCTCTTCTCTGCTGATCGGATGGGCCGGGAATACGCCACTTCATGCGCTGTGCTCTGCGATAATCCGCGCCCGATTAGAATACCTTCGATAGCCGCGCAAGTAGCACAGGGTTCGGTATGTGCCATTTCTACTCCCTCACTGCTGGGAGAGAGCCAAAGCGGTGCTGCTTGCTTGAGTTGCATTCTCCAAAGTGCATTCCAAAACAATAGAAATAGTCACATCTCCGGAGTCGAGAGTAGTAGATAGATCCCCTCCAAGGAACATTGAATCAACCGCTAT